CCGCCGCCCATTGAAATTGATCTCATTACAGAGTATCTTGATCTAAACACATAATAATTTTCAAAACCTAAAAGTCTTGGGCTTAAAAAACCACATTGACTAAAAAGGTCTAAGGGAGATTTAGTAATTGGAGAACCTGTTAATATTCGTTTGTAAGCTACTTCTTGGCATATTGAGTTTATGTTTTTTGTTCGTTTGGCTGATCGGTTCTTAATTGTAGTTGCCTCATCAACGACAACTGACATTCTTGAATGGTAGTAGTTCACAATCTCTTTTAATATTTTTACACCTGAGTTGTGAGAAAAAGCTTCAACATTTATTAGAAAAAAGTTAAGACAATTCTCTTTAGGTGCAAAAGTTTTTGAACTTTTGTGTACAGAAATATTATGATCGCAAGGACAATGAGTTTCAATTTCAGTAATCCAATTTCTATAAACTGAGTTTGGTGCTATAACAACTACGACATCAATTTTATTTTTTTGAAAAAGATAAGCCATATTATCTATTGTAACTTTTGTTTTACCTGTACCCATCTCCATAAAATATGCAAAAAGTTTTTGATCCGCACCTTTTATAAGTGCGGATCGTTGATGCTCATAGGGTTTTGTTTTGTAATTATACTTTGTCATTCTAAACAATCTTATATGAATAAGTTTTTCCTTCAAGAAAAAACTTGTATTGATTACCTTTTAAATTAAAAAGAATCCATCTACTGCATCCATACTTGAGTGCAGAACGAATTTCCCTTGCACCAAATTTTGGGTTCTGTTCAGCCAATACTTTTTTTAGTTTAAAAAAAGTATTGTGACCATTTTTTATGTGAAGAAATATATCTGAACAAAGTCTTTGTTTGAAAGCTTCTGTTAATCTGATTTTACTCATCATTTTGTTCTCCATACTCTTATGTTTTTTTCATCAATCTTTTGTGTTGTGGCTTTCATATTTCTTACTCTAAATCGTGATTGCCACAAATTTTGAGTTTTCCCTGCTGATCCATTTATTGGAGCAACAAAAGATTGACCAATCTTTAAATTGTTTAAAAAACAAAACTTAGTCCTATTGGGAAGTGGTATGTTATTCTCAATTTTATACATTGTGCATTTCCTTTTTAAGATTATGTCTTTCGTTTATAAAATCTCTGACTAAAAACTTGTTATGGACATCAGCATTGAAAAAAAGTGCTACAAGATAACACGCTTCTGCTTTTGTTAGATTGTAACTAAAATCAAACTGATTTAATTTTCTAAAAAGTTTTTTATTAAGTTTTGTTCTTAAATTTGTATATGGGGATTTATATCTTTTCATTTTTTTCTCCGTAAGTGTTGAGGCAGATTTTTGGTACTGCCCCTTAACCATTTTTTTTATTTAATTTTTTTGGCTAATATTCTTGTTATACTTTTCATTCCGTCATCAGACAATGCACCTAGTACCTCTTGATGTGTGCCAACTTTTGTAAGAGTAAGACCGTCATCTGCAAATTGTATTTTAAATTCATATTTTGTAATGTCATCCACCTTAACCTCCATAAATAAAAGGGTTATATTTAGAACCAATCCACAATCTGTCTAAACAATCATAAGTATATTTTCTTTTCTCAATGGTATTCTCCATCTGACTTTGATAATCTTTTGACCAAATGTTAATCTTAGCCTTATCAATATCTACCCATCTACAAGTGTTACCAGAGCAAACAAAGATATAAGTTTTATCTGATTGTCTAATTAATTTTTTTAAGTAAGTTCCTTTTTTCATTTTTTTCTCCGTGTTTTGTGAAATTTCATTATCTCACACTATCATAGTATCACATACAAGATGTGATACAAGCCTTTTTTTATTTTTTTATAAATCATTGATTTTATTGACTAATTTTTTAATTATTTTTTTATTTATTTGCTTATCACATTTTTTCTTGACGGAAATAATTTATTAAGTTAAAAGTAAATCTAACCTAAACCAAGAAAGGAGTGCTAATGGACTTAGAAAAATTTTCTACTGTTTCTGTAGATACTAGCCTTACTAGCGACATAGCTGAGAAGTGCAACGAGTTGTTAGACATTCGGCAGAAAATGGAAAGGTGTAAAGCTCATTTAGAAGATTTAAAAAAAGATGAGAAAACTCTATCCGAAAATGAAATACCGAGTGCAATGCAACAGGCAGGAATTTCAATGCTTAAATTAAGTGATGGATCAACTGTTGAAATTAAACCATTTTATTCAGCAAAAATACCTTTGTCTAGAAAGCAAGAAGCTTTTGATTGGCTGAGAGAAAATGGAGCAGGCGATTTAATTAAAAATGTTGTATCTGTAAATTTTGGTCGTACTGAAGATGAAACGGCTAAAAAAGTTTTTGAAAAATTTCAAGAAGATGGATACAATGTTACACAGAATGAAAAAGTTGAACCAATGACACTTAAAGGGTTTGTTCGAGAGCAAGTTGAAAAAGGTCAAAATGTTCCAACGGATTTATTCTCAGTATACATAGCTAACGAAACAACAATCAAAACTAAGGAGTAAAAATGAATCAAGTTGTAAATAAAAAAGATAAACTACCTTCAAGTGATTTGTCATCACTTGAACAATATGCAGATCAAGGTAACGAATTTGTTACCGCTCGTGATACAAAGTTACCGATCCTAAAAATTTTATATGCCAACTCACCTGTATTAGATGAATCAGATGGCAAGTTTAATGACAAAGCTCGCCAAGGTGATATCTATAATGAAATTACAGGCTCACTTTATAAAGGTAAAGAAGGTATTTATGTAGTTCCTTGTCTTTACATCAATACTTTTAATGAGTGGAAAGATAGAGGTGATTCACCAGGCAGACCAATTGCCATCCATAAAGATTATGAAATTATGAGGCAAACTTCTCGTGCCGATGATGGCAAAGATAGATTGTCTAATGGTAATTATGTAGAAGATACTGGTAACCACTTTGTCTATATTTTAGATAAAGATTTCAATCCACTTGAAACTGCTTTGATAACAATGAAATCTACACAAAAGAAAAAATCTAAACTTTGGAATTCAATGTTGCAATCAAGAAGAATAAAAGGCAGTAAAGGTTTTTTCTGTCCGCCATCTTGGAGTCAAGTTTACAAACTGACCACAACAAAAGAATCTAATTCACAAAATTCTTGGTATGGATGGGTTATAGAGTTTCAAAAAATGTTGGACACAAAAGAAAACCTAAACACTCTTGAAGTAATGAATGCTTTTTATGCAAGTGCAAAAAAATCAGACATCTTTGGAACAGTTGCATTTGAGGATGACAATAAAAATCAGAAGGACTCATCATCCATTGATAAAGAAATTAGTGGAGAGAAAGTTGAGTCAGACTCTGATGTTCCATTCTAATGGAACACCAACTCCTTGAATTGTTTACTAGTGACAATTCTCGCTACCTCAAGTCCTCTCTTACGGGAGAGGACGATGAGAGAGGCAAGAAACAAGCTCACTATGCCACGGTCCACGAACCAGTAACTGCTAGTGTTTGGAAAAAACATTTNAGTGGTGANATAAGACTTGGTTTAAAACCTGAGATAAATGGTGAGTGTAAATGGGCTTGTATTGATGTTGATCCTAACAACTACAAAGACTACTCTGAAAAAAAATATGTAGAAATAATTAAAAAATATTCTTTACCTCTTGTCCCAGTAAAATCTAAATCAGGTGGTTTACACATATTTATTTTCTTTACTGAATTGGCAAATGTAAAAAAAGTAGTAGATAAATTATCGGAAATTAACGAACAGTATTTTCTAGCTCAAGAAATTTTTCCCTGTAATAAAGCAGTAAATATGCCCTATCATAATATGAATGCCTCTATGGAATTTGCTTTTGATACTAACAACACACCTGTTATGATCGGTAGATTTTTAGAGTTATCTAAAGAAAAACAAATTGCTCCAAAAGATTTTTACAATTTTAAGGTCACAGAATATGAAGCTGAAACAGAATGGAAACATTATCCACCTTGTGTACAAAAATTAATACAAGAGGGGTGGAGTGGTAATAATAGAAATAATTTTTTGTTTAATGTCTTAGTGCTGGAGATGAAAAAAAATGTAGGCTTAACATTACAAGCCTTAGAAGATTTAGCACAACAAAGAAATTTAAATATTTTTTCTACACCGCTTTCAAAAAATGAAGTTAGTCAACTTACAAAATCGGTTCATAAAGGTGGATATGAATTTCAATGTCCTCCTAAACATCCTGAATATAACCCTATATGCAACAAAGAATTATGTAAAACAAGAAGACTTGGAATTGGTGATGCCGTACCTGAGATCATAGAGTTTTTCGAGAACATAAATTATATACAAGATACAAAAAACATTTGGTATGAGTTTGATTATAAAGGTGAACGTATTAGTGTAACCCCTGAAGATATGAAAGATGAAAAAGCTTTTAGAGTAAAACTTCTTAGACATAGAGTCTATTGGCTAACATTACCAAAGCCAAGAAAAGGTCCTAGTCCCTTTGAGTTACTGATGAAAACAATTGTTGATAAAGCTGAAGAATCCACAGATCATCTGTATAATGATACTGTAGAAGAGGAAAGATATTCTGTCTTAAAAGATTTTTTTGAATCACATATTGAACAAGATAAATTTGAAAAACTAAAAGATGGTTATGTAGTTCTAGATTCTAAAACAAATACTTGTTATTTTAAAAAACTTACACTTGATAGATTTTTAAAAAAGAATGCGGCAAAAACATTTAATACGACAGCCGATGCATTAAGAATGTTAGGATGTAAAAGAGCAGATTATAAAGAGGGTGAAAAAAATGTGTGGTTTGTGGATATGCCTGATTTTGTAAGTCACCAAAGTATTAAGACGAAAAAGAAAGACACAAAAGTTACGGAGATGGATGAAAAATATTATGACAAATTTAGAACTTCAGAATCACAAGAATCTTCATCAAAAAACAATTAAAATTTTTGGTCCACCTGGTACGGGCAAAACTCATACTTTAATTGAAAGAGTCTTAAAAAAACATTTAGCAAAAGGCATACATCCAAAAGACATTGCTTTTATCTCTTTTACAAACAAAGCCGTTGATACTGCTAGAGACAGAGCATTAGCTACATTCACTCAATATACGACAGATGATTTTCAACGATTCAAAACTCTTCATAAATATTGTAGGCGATATTTTGAAGAAGAAGTTTTTGATCCTAAAGATTGTATGTTGGATTATGCCTTACAAGCTAAGATAATTAAAACAACAGATAATCGTTTATCTGATGATAACTTTCAATATAAGGATTGGTCATTAGGCATTTATGATAAAGCACGAAACACGCTTCAAGAACCTCAACTTGTTTANAAAAGAGAAAGTTATAAGAGAGATTCATTAGATGTTTTTTTAAGAAAAATTGACACTTACAAAAATTATAAAAAAGATTCTTTTATTGATTTTACTGATATGATCGAAAGAGCAATTGATGAAGTAAATTTTCCGCCACTTGATCTTTTAATTCTTGATGAAGCTCAAGATTTTACACCACTGCAATGGTCAGTAATTTATAAAATGGCTAATAATGTAAAAAAAATTTATTTAGCTGGTGATGATGATCAAGGTATATATAAATGGAATGGTGCTGATCCNAAATATTTTACGACTTACTTCCCCGGAAGAAAAGTTATTTTAAGACAAACTAGACGATTCGGAGAAGAAATTTACAAGTTCTCTCAAATCATAAGAAAAGGTATTTTTGATAGTGTTGAAAAAGATTATGACTATGTGGCTAAGAAAGGTAGTGTTAGTCGGTATCTAAATTTTAAAGAAGTGCCATTTCACAAATTACAAGGTACTTGGTACATACTGGGCAGAATTCACTCAACTGTAAATGAACTTCGTATGGCGGCAAAAACAGTAGGCTTATATTTTTCAGATAATAAAGGTAATAAGAGTTTTGATGTTAAGCAATGGGAGGCAATAAAAGCTTGGACAGTGCTATGTAATAATAAAAAAATCACTAGGAATAGTGCAGAAAATATGTATAAATACATTAGAGAACTTGAAGATTTTAATTTTAGGACTTCTAAATTTTGGCAAACAATACCTGATACACAAATGTTTAATTTAAAAGATTTACGAGAATGGGCAGGTTTAAATATGGATGATTCATATTTACAAAAAAATTGGTGGGAAGTTTTAAAAAGAAATTTTAAAGACAATCAAGTATCATACTTTGTTCAATTGTTAAAAAACTATGGACAAAAAATTTTATCAAAAAGCCCAAACATAATTATTGATACAATACATTCTGTAAAGGGTGGAGAGGCTAATAATGTTTTGATTTACTCTAAAACAAATTATGCATCTAGTTTTGATAAAAAAAACAGAGATGAAAAATCAGATGAAAAGAGAGTGTATTATACTGCTGTTACAAGAGCAAGAGATACTTTACATATACTTTCAACAGATTTTCATTTTAATTATCCAATTGGTAAGGATTATTTAATTTATTTACAGGAGTCTCAATAATGATACCTTATTTTAAAGAACTTAAAGTTGGTCAATTTTATGATTCACAATTAGATAACATAATATGGAATCCTGAAACTGAATGGATTGACTATTTTAATTTTGCCGCTTGTTTAGTGCCTCACGAAATTGTTATGAGAGATCATTTTTACAAATGGTTGTATTCAGAGCATCCTTTTAAAGCAGGAGTTCTAAAGATGGAACATCAAACTATGTACAATTGGCACACCGATAGTAACAGGGGTGTATGCATAAATATGCTTATACAATCACCTAATACCTCATATACTTTTTTTAGAAATGCACCTGATGTAAACCACACATTTACTGAGTTAAGATATTTTCCAGGCACTAGATATCTTTTTAACAATCAAAAAGAACATATGGTTTTAAATTATGATGGACCTCGTTTTATTCTTACAACTGAGTTTTTGGAAGATAAAAATGAATTGACATTTTTGCAATTACAAAAAAAGGTTGAAAAAAAATATGGATAATTTGTGGAAAAAGGGTGGTAAGCACTATCAAAGTTTTAAAATTCAACCCGCTAAATTTATTAATACAAACAAGTTACTATTTGCTGAGGGTAATGTTATAAAGTATATTTGTAGGCATAAAAATAAAAATGGAAAAGATGATTTAGAAAAAGCTAAACAT